AAAAAATGTTACACCTCAACACGACAATAGCATTACCGAAAGCGTTATCACAACGCCACGAGATTGCTTCGTTCGTAGCCAACTGGAATTATAGTATCGATGAAGGTTGGGATGGGTTTTGAGTAAATAGAATTACATAGAAATAAATTACTTAAAACCCGAATCCTAAAAAGTTTCGGGTTTTTTGTTTTGGTAGTACTGCTCTTTTACAATTTAGATGTTATATACTCCGTTCGACAAACGGTTTAAGTCATCACCCTTTCAAGGTGAAGTTACGGGTTCAAATCCCGTACGGAGTACCATATAAAAACACATTAAGACCGGTTCGAGTCCGGTACTGTCGTTGACTAAATTGCTTAACGGCTTGTTGTCTTCGGCAGTGTTACGGGACATAGTGTGTTTCTATATGGTAATGGGTGGTAGGTCATAATGGTATGACACCTGACTGTAAATCAGACGCCTCTGGCATAGTAGGTTCGATTCCTACATCACCCACCAAGTTTTGCCGGTTAAATCGAAAAGTTCAGATACTACTCTTTGAAAGTAGGTAAGATGGAGCATTACCATCAACCGGTGCCAAGTTTTAAATGGAAGGTTATGTGACCTGGGAAGTCACCTCTGCTTTGAATACAGATGGAGCCGAAAGGCCAGGAGTTCGATTCTGCCATCCTTCCGCCAGTTTCAAAATGTTATCTATGAGTAACATTTTTAAGTTTGGAAGAAAGCTATGACAATATGTATTCGAGGTTAGGAGAGCATAGCAAACCGTCCGATTTTGAGTAAAAGGTAGAAATGCCTGACTGCTCTAAGCTAAGTTGCTAAAGCGTTATGAAGATTTTCACTGGAGCGATCTAAAATGCAACATCCAGTACGAATATGGAAGATTATCTAGTCAGGGATACTAGCACTGTTTGCTAAACAGCAGGAGCGAGAAATTGCCGAGGGTTCGACTCCCTAATCTTCCGCCAAAATGTTGATTGTTTCAGCCAGCGGTGTTGAAACGCAGTTAGAGTTAGAGTTCAACCGGTAGGGTAACCGTTCTAACAACCCAAGAATTAATGCCCTCTTAGCGCAATTGGTAGAGGCAATGGTCTTAGGAACCATACAGTCTGAGTTCGAATCTCAGAGAGGGCACCAGTTTTATTGTGTACGACTTCTCTAGGTGAGAAGGCTTGACTGTTAATCAAGATGCGCTAGGTTCGAATCCTAGGTACACAGCCAGTTTTATCTCTGTGTGGGCCAAAGGTTGGTCACTCGTTTTGGGGGCGAGACAATGAAAGTTCGAGTCTTTCCACAGAGACCATTTATGGGGTCGTAGAACAATGGGAGTTCACCTGCTTTGCAAGCAGACTGTTGAGGGTTCAAGTCCCTCCGATTCCACCATAAACTGACCAGATAGCGTCTGGTAAAGAGTTAAGAAGTAGTTTCCGGAAGCTACGACTGGATAACTCCGAGCGGGATAACCTTGGCCGCACCAACATATATACTTGACAACTGAGTCAATTAGTTGTATAATGCTTTTTTATGCGGGCATGGTGTTTAACGGTTAGCACTACAGTCTTCCAAACTGAGAGTTCCGGTTCGAATCCGGATGTCCGCTCCATTTAATTTTATGAAAGTGAACTATGAATATTCGTCCATTAAAAAATAATATTATCGTAGAAAAAGTTGAAAGTACTAGAACAACTGCATCAGGTATTGCATTGATTTCAAACAATGGTGAACCTGATAAAGCAAAAGTAGTTGCAATTGGTAATGATGTTGAAGGAATTCTTGTTGATGATTTGTTGCTTGTTAATTGGAATAAAGCATCTGAATTAAACAACGGCAATTTCAGAATCACAGAAGAAGATGTTATTGGAGTTTATTACGAAGAATAATGCACGGTTGGTGTGAAAGGTGAGCCGCTTCCCTTACAAGGAAACTTATGAAGGTTCGAGTCCTTCACCGTGTACCAGTTTTGCCCTGTTCATATAAAGGCTATTATGCCTGTTTTGTAATCAGGTTATCGCGGTTCGAATCCGTGACGGGGCACCAGCAAGAGATGATTTAAATGTTATACTGAAATCGCAAGCAAACATTCAAGTAGGTGTGAAACCTATACTTATTAGAGGACAATATGAAATTAACAGATAACGATTTAAAAGAATTAGAATCTGCAATGGAATGTTTATACAAAGATGGTCTCGAAGATGGAGACTTAGGATATAAACATCGTGTAAGACAAATTGAATTAATTATGTCACTTATTTCTTTAGTAAAATCTAATGGAATAATGAAACAAAGAATCTTAGATTCACAATTTAAAGAAAAGAAAGCTGAAGATTAAAACTGCCTCGTTGATATAATGGCTATTATGCTCGCCTGTCTAGCGAGACACAGGAGTTCAATTCTCCTACGAGGCGCCAGAGTTATCCGAACCACTTTGAACGAATGTAAGTGCAAATGTTATGTCTGGAATTTACCAGTGAATCCTATAGACGTATAGGAGTACGGATTTCCGAGAGGAGAACTCTCACTATTTTCTGCCCACTTAGCACAACGGATTAGTGCAATACCCTACGAAGGTAAAGGTTAGGAGTTCGAATCTCTTAGTGGGTGCCAGGTTTCAATGCTCGAATAGTTCAACGGTTTAGAACAGACGACCGATAATCGTCAAATGAGAGTTCGATTCTCTCTTCGAGTACCAGATTTATAGGATCAATTATGAATTTAAAAGAAGAAATCAATTTATTACTAAAACCACTCATTGGCGAAGAGAATGTTAAAATGTGGTGGGAGAGCAAGAATAGAGCATTTGATGGTATGACACCAGACGAGAAGTTTGCGATTGATCCAGATGCTGTATTTAAGTATATAAAGCAACAATATAATGGATCATACTTATAATGAAACCAAAATTGACAAATGAAGCAATTCAATCTAATATTGCATACTATCGAAATCTTCGTAAATTTTATTTAAAGCAATTTTGGTATTGTTTAGTTGCAGAAATTAAATTCACGATTAAATGGTATATAAATTAGGGACTCAGGTATATGTGGTCAGTACGTGGCGCTGAAGACGCTGAGGACTCAGTTCGATTCTGAGGGGTCCCACCAAAAGGAATAGATTATGATTAAAAGAAATCAACTTGGAGTAATTTTTAATTCATTTCAAGGTAAACACAAAAAAGTATTGACTGTATGTTCAGCAGGATGTTTACGTAGTCCTACTGCGGCACATATTCTAAGTTCAGAGCCATTTAACTTCAATACCAGATGTGCAGGAATAAGTGAAGAATATGCAATTGTTCCAGTCACAGATGCATTGATTATGTGGGCAGATATCATTTTAGTAATGGATTCTGACCAACAAAAATTCATTAATGATATGCAAAATAAAATTTTTAATGATATGGATAATTGGGCAGAAGATTTTAATTTCAAACAAGTGATTAACTTAGAGATTGAAGATGAATATGATTATCGTCATCCAGCTTTAGTTAAGATTATGAAAGAAAAGTTTTTTGATATTTTTAAAGATAATGTACCTATGGCCGAGTGATTAGGCGTCTGTCTGCAAAACAGTTCTATGTGGGTTTGATTCCCTCTAGGTACTCCAGTTTTATTACGGTGTAGTGTTAACGGTTAGCACGAGAGTCTCCAAAACTCCTAGTCGCGGTTCGAATCCGTGCATCGTAGCCAGAATTATTAGGCGTGAATATAGTGTAATGGTCAGCACCTAACTCTGTGAAAGTTATAGTACGGGTTCGAATCCCGTTGTTCACCCCTAATAGTTTTGTAGAAGTATAGCATAGTGGCTTAATGCAGAGTCTTCATATGGCTCCTATCGTCAGTTCGAATCTGACTACTTCTACCAATGCGGATATAGGCCAATTGGCAGAGTCAATAGTTTCAAACACTATAAAGTGAGAGTTCGAATCTCTCTATCCGCACCAAATGAAAACATGTTATAAGTGATTGAAATGGAAAAGAAAACACCAGGTTGGATTCTAGAAAAAGTACGCATTATTTCTAGAAATGAAACTTTAGAATTTGTAGGTAAAATGGGTGCAGATGGCGTAATAGATGGTAAGTTACCAAATGGTGATGATTACGAATGGAAAAAACATCACACAAGGAAATTAAAGAAACCTAAAAGATAATGCGGATATAGACCAATTGGTAGAGTCAACAGATTTAAACCCTGTTCAGTGCGAGTTCGAATCTCGCTATCCGTACCAAATATGTTCCTGAAGCTAATGCGGTAATAGCAATCGGCTCATAACCGGTAGGACACGGTTCGATTCCGTGCAGGAACACCAAAAAGTCTACTATAGTAGTATTAATTGAAAATAATAGTAGACAAAGACGTAAAAAGCTAGTATAATAGCTTTAATGATTTTTATGGGACAGTAGCTTAATTGGAAAGAGCAAGACCCTTTTAAGGTCGAGGTTGTGGGTTCGAGTCCCACTTGTCCCACCAATATAAATCGAACATTATATAAATATTAAATATATCTATAGAGTTCAATTATGAAAATATGTCCCAAATGTAATACGCATCATACAAAAGCCGGAGTATTCTGTTGCAGAAAGTGTGCAAACAGCAGAGAGTGGAATGATGAAGATAAATTGAAGAAGAGTTTATCATTAAAAAATAAACCAAGATCCAAAAAATTTGATGTTGATAATTGGGCTGAAAAAGTAAAAAGAACAAGATTAATAAAATATAACAATACTCCGTTTGAAAAATTAGGAAAACCAAACAAAAGACGAAGAGTATTCGAAGAACAGAATTTTTGTTGTGCTAGATGTGGTATTTCAGAATGGTTATCTCATCCTATATCATTAGAACTTGAGCATATTGATGGAAATAATCAAAATGATGATAGGATAAATTTAGAAGCATTATGCCCAAATTGTCATAGTTTGACTGATACCTGGAGAGGTAGAAATAAACCAATAAAAAATGGAGATAATGTAATTTCAGATAGTGATTTATTGAAATTATTATTAGAATCAAAATCAATAAGACAAGGATTATTGAAAGCAGGAATATCTGCTAAAGGTAATAATTATAAAAGAGCAAAAAAACTCTTAGATATATACATATAACATCTATTTTTAATTACACATTCGAGACTATTATGGAAGCTAGAGTATTAGGATTAGACATTACAGGAAACCCATTCAAATGGTTATCTGTAGAAGAAGCTGTCCACTATTATGCTACTGATAAAGTTGTTTGGGATCTCGGTGAAGATATGCAAACCTATCACGGTGGTACACAAAAGACTGGTGATAGAAGTGTTATTGTAACAAAATCAATTATATCAGTACGTGGTGAAACTAAGCGTAGATATGATAGAGCAACAATCAATACACATGGAAACTTTCTACTATTTCGTAGAGACCATAATATGTGTGCTTATTGTGGTGATGAATTTGATCCTAGTCAATTGACAAGAGACCATGTGCATCCAAGAAGTCGTGGTGGCTCAAATGATTGGGTAAATTCTGTGACTGCTTGTAAATCTTGTAACATGAGAAAAGCAAACAAGACACCAGAAGAAGCTAATATGTTGTTGCTTTTCTTACCTTACAGACCATGTAGATGGGAACATTTCATTCTACAAAATAGAAATGTTATTGCTGACCAGATGGAATACTTGAAAGCTAAATTACCAAAGCATTCAAGATATAGTTAGAGTTTTATCCCTATAGTGAAATGGACATCACACGATTCTTCTAAATTCGGAGTCCAGGTTCGATTCCTGGTGGGGGTACCAAGTTTTATAGCGGGAGAGTGAAACGGTTTACACACTAGTCTCATAAGCTAGAAATATCAGGTTCGACTCCTGTTTCCCGCTACCAAACACTGGGTTTACACTTTTCCTTGAAGAAAGTGGGTCATTGCCAATACCATAACGGCTGGGTACACACGATGGTCTAGACCATACCTCGAAGTCCCGTTGTAGGGAGCCTTGAAAGTATCGTGGGTATTTTTCTGTTCATACCACAAAGCAAACAGACGGACAGGGTAACAACTCAATCTAGGGCGATGTGGTGGTCGTAGCTAGAATCAATTATTAAGCGTAGGATTCTGTAACTGGTGCTACGTTTCCTGCATCTACTAATTCACCAAATTCTGAATAGATTTTATAAGAGTGAATTTCTTTACCTAAATCACGCAAGAATTGTTTTGCTTCTTCTAATGAAGGATAGTGACGTTCTTCTGTAATTAATCTACCATTATCCCAAAAGTGAGTTTTAATTTTGTGATTCATTTTTAATCCTTGAAATAGTTGTACCAAATCTTTTTGGTTTTATTTGTGTAATGAGTTAAACATTTTTGATTAACATATGTATTTATTCTTTCATAAGTATATGCTGAACACAATGCTTCATAGATTTCATTTGTTTCTGTTGGTCTTGCATTGAACAATGATGATGACCAAGGAATCTCATTACTTCCCACTAGTGTCACACCTTGTGATACCAAATCTGCACCAACAATATTAAATGTTTCTGAGAATGAAACTTGCATACCAATGTCCATAGCACCACAAACATCTAAGAATAATTCTCTTGGACACCATTCATGATTAATAAGTTCATGTCCAGTTCCACTTAATTGCTCAAATGTTGCTTTCAAATTATTTAATACTGGACCACCTTGCATTTCAATACGACCAGCGTTAACATGAAATCTCAATTTCTTTCCAATCGAATCAGCAAACTTAATTGCCGCAAGTGCTTGAATCATATGATTTTTTAGAGGTCTTACTGCACCAAAACAACCAATGTTGATGTATGGTGAATCTTTATTGATTTTTTTATGTTCTTTATATTCTTGAGGATAAAAGTTTGGAAGATAAATTAATCTATCTTTCATTGCATATTTGCCATATAGAGTTGACAAATAGAGTTCAGTTTCTTCTAGCATTCTAGGTGCATTGACACCAATATAGACGTTTTTATATGTCATATAATCAGCAATCCAATTCATCGCCATGCCTTCACCAGCTAAGAATGGAAGTTCACTATGTAAGCGAATAATCCATTTTACATTAGGATGAAGTTTAGTGAGAACATAGAATTTTTGTGGAACTACCCACAATGCTTCGATGATAACATGTGTTGGTTTAAATGCATTAACTTCTCTATCAATACAATTATTATCTGCGACAACTTTAATTTCTGATGTGATGCCCAAATCATTAAGCATCTCATTCATAAAGTTTGCTGAATTATATAATCCAGTTGACAGTCCAACATGAGAAGAATGCTTCTCTTTATTATAATCTTCTCTTCGTTTCAGTATAAACAATACTCTATTCATATTCAGTCCATTTAATTATTTACTAGTTGCCCTATAAACCCCATCCCAATCATCAGGAAGTTGTGCTTCTTTCATCTCTGAACATCTATTTATCATCATGTCATAGTAAGATTCCAGTTGTCCACCGAAGTCTTTTCTCAACAATTCACATAGAATAGATGCCGCATTAAACTCTTTACTTCTATATAGTGAAAGCATTTTTTCATGCGATTCTCTAGATTTTTCAAATGATTTGTCTGGAGAAGTAAGCACAGTATAGATTCTAACGCCTTCTGTCTTTCCTTTTACTGCAATAATATCAAGTTCTGTCACAAAAAATTCATCTTCAACTTGTTTAGCTGTCAATGGACCAAGTACAATGCGTACTCCGTATGGCTTAGATTGTCCTTCAAGTCGTGAAGCCAAGTTGACGGCATCTCCGAGACATGTGTAGTCAAAACGCTGACTAGAACCCATATTGCCAACCACAACAGCGCCTGTGTTAATGCCGAGTCCCATACCAAACGCAGGAATGCCCTCTTTCTCAACTTCTTCATTAAACGCATCTAAACTTCCTAACATTTCTAATGCAGTCTTTACTGCATGTTTTGCGTGATTCGCATCATCTAATGGTGCATTCCAAAATGCCATTTGTGCATCACCAATATACTTATCTAATGTTCCTTCATTCTCTATAATCTTTGCAGTCATTGCAGTCATATATCGATTCATAATTTTTGTTAGTCCTTCAACATCATCACCATAATGTTCTGATATAGAAGTAAAACCTCGAACGTCTGTGAACATAATAGAAAGTTCTCTGCGTTCTCCACCAAGTTTCAATAGACTTGGATCTTTTTGTAACTTTTCAACCATTGCTGGTGACAAATAAGTGCCAAATTGTTTCTTAATTTGTAACTTTTGATTTAGTTCAGTAATAAACTTGACTGTAAATACATGTGTATATACAATAGCCAAAGTGATGATAGGAAAAACACAATCGAGCAAATAGTTATAATGGTTGAACGAAAATATACTGCCATACCAAACAGACCCGATAATACCAATAAAAGGAATAAAGCCATATTTCCACCTCGATAAAAAGATTGCAATAATAGATAATGCAACAATCATTAATATCTCTGCACCATCTGCCCAATCAGGTCTTTGTATATTCACCCCATTAGCCATCGTATTTATAACAGCCGCTTGGACATCTTGCGGCCAAACTGCACCTTTTGCAGTTGATACAGGATTACCAATACCTGCGGCAGATACACCAACAATTACAATTGCTTTGTTAAAATCTTTAGGTAAATTAGTAATTGAAACACTATTAGATTTTTGAGACCAGTCAATCCATACACGACCCAAAGCATCAGTTGAGATTGGACCTAAAGATGGAATACGCATCTTCTCAACACCACCTTCAAATAATTTTACTTGTACAGTAGAATCACCTGCGGCAACACGTAATGTTTCTAATGCTAAATTAGGATAAATCTTATCTTTATATGAAATAACTAAAGGAACTCTACGATTAACACCATCAATTTCTGGTAGAGTATTTGTGATGCCAACACCAACAGCATTTTCTTCTAAACTTGGAATATTTGCAATTACGCCAGGATATTGGACGATTTGATTCATGTATTCTGGATTTAGAATAGCTGAACCGGGATTCTTTGGATTATTCTTAGTGACATCTGATGGTGCATTTGAAAGAACTACTGGATGAGTTTTGAGTGTTTGTGCTAATACATCATCGCCACCCAATCTGTCTTTTTCTGGCATCAATACATTGAATACAACTAGTCCAGCATTACGAGCATACAATTCATTAATGAAATCTGCATAAACTTTTCTACTGAATGGCCATTGACCATATTTGTCTAAAGCACTCTGGTCAATATTAACTGTATATGTATTATTTTGAACTGGTGCTTTTGCAGTAATCACAGTATCAAAGTATCGAAGTCTTGTTGATTCCACAAAAGATGGATCCTGAATTCTTATTGTGAGTAATACTGCTAATGTGATGAGTGCTAACCAAGGACTTAATAATAGTTTTTTCATTTAGACTGCCTTATATTAATTGTATTAGATACATTATCTTGATTCTTTAGATTAACTGATACGCCATCTTGAACCAAATTTATGTTATATCCTCTATCTTTGTTAATTAAAATAGTTGCATTTTGAGTTGTATTTCTCGTCACTTGCCAATATGTAGTCTTATCAAATATGTATACTTGTGTGGATGGATTATATCCAGCGATGAATGATGTCATAACGAATAAATCCAATGCATTTGTTAAATAATCAACATCTAAAGCATTAATGTCCAAATCACTTGTGATAGCTATTGGATCAACAAATATTTTTATATCCAAAGCATTTTTATCTAATTCAGTAAATGATAGTGCATCTTTTGGTTTAGAATCTTCGATAATCTGTTTTAATATTTCTTTTGGTGGTTTAACAATTAGCATATTGTCAATCATTGATTCAGAAAGATTTAAAATTGCTGGCTTTGATGGTTTTGTTTCTGAATTTGTTGTGAATGTTGCTTGAAATGGTTTATTCAATACAACAATACCTGCGGCAGTCATAACTTCAATTGATCCAACTGAACCATCGAGATTTGGCAACAGAATAATAAGAGATTGACCTATCTCATCGACTGTCATAGTAAAAGCTGTACCACGAACGGCAACCGTTGCGGTGGGTGTATTAATTGCAACATTCTTATTGTTTTCGTGTGCAATATTACCCGAAGCATAACGAACAGTACCAATAGCAACTTTAAGTGCTAATTTTCCTGTTCCTTTTGATTTTGGATCATAGACGAAATCATCTATAGTAAGTTTTGAATGTTCTGTGACACGAACTTTTGTGTTATCTTCAAATGTGATACCCACAATACCATTACCAGTTGAGATATTATCCATAGATTCGATGCCGACATTTAAGACAGCATCTATCTTGGATTTTTGACGTTCAACTTCACCTAATCCTTTTTCTTCCGTTATCTTTCCGATAGCGGCAAAAGAATTAATGCTGAATAATAGCAGTAGTAGTATTATTGCCCGTAACATTCACAGTCACACTATTAGGATTAGTAGCACCATCTTGAGTAACACTTAAACTATTACTATTACCAATAATGCTTGATGTAATACTATGTCCATTTCCATTAGTACCATTAGCACCAATCTGAGTAGTATTGATAGTATTTGAACTACCAGTAACTGTAAAATTGTTATTTGTATTTTTACTATTAATTGTACTTGTCAAACTGTTTGAACTACCAGTAATAGTAGCTGAATAGTTGTAGTTACTTGCATCATGAGTTGTACCAATATTTAAATTAGTTGTGTTATCGCTACCAGTAACAGTATAATTCAAGTTGCCACTACCTGTACCAAAGTTACCCATGTTCAAATTTGTTGAGTTGTTGTTACCATCTTGACTGATATTTGCAGTTCCATTACCACCAATAAAGTTACCAGTAATGGAGTTATTCATACCATTTTGGTCAATAGTCAAGTTCATACTATTACCATCGATTGCAAATTGTGGAGTAGCCACACTAGATGGATCTCCTACAGAGTTATTTGAACCTGTTTGTGTAATAGTTACAGTTGAATTATCTGCATTTGTTTGGTCAATATAGACAGAATTCCCTCCTGAATCTGTCGCCAATGCACTAGTTGCTAATAACAAAGCCATCACAAAAGTGATTAGCTTGCTTTTCATTTACTTCTCCTTATTGTTTAAATTTCCAGATGCCTTTCTTTTCACCTTGAATAATCATTTCATCGACAGCAGTTTGAATTGCTGACTTCAATGCATATACACCTGGCTCATTACTTGTAACACCAATTTCACTTTCTATATTTTGTGTTCCACTGTCTATAAATTTAAATACAGCTACTGATTCTGCAACACTTAATATTCTTTTTTCTGAATTTATTGTCAATAATACTTCACCAGTATTAACACTAACAACTCGAATACTTACTGTTACCAAATCTTCTTGATATTGTGTATTTGGTCCAATTCCTAAATATTGAAATCCAAATCCACCAGTTTTCACATTGGTATCATACGAAACGATTGCACCCTCAATAATCATTCCAGCATATAATATTGTTCTTAATGATGTATTATCTCTTGCTTCTTCTCTTGCTGACCTAATTAATTGTCTTTCTTTTAGTAAATTATCTAAATTCACTCTTTCAACAACTCTAAACCATTTACCATCACCAGAATCTTGTAGTGATTTGATTAATAAAGTTTCGCCACCTTGTGTTACTGCTGATGATAGTTTTGCAATAGAACCACCATCTTTTCTTTGTCCAGTTTTATCTGTAAATGAATATACTCCAACAACAATTTTGCCATCAGCAGGCTCTGGTAATTTCTTCATTACAGGTTCAACAATCACTTGTGGTTTGTCGCTTTGTGATTTGATTGGTGAACCAACACATCCACACAAACATAATATTAAAGTGAATATAATAATTCTCATATTAGAAACTCAATTGACCTATAGGAATTTGAACTTGTGTTACATTACCAGATGAATCTGTGACTGTCATTGAAATTTGGTCAGCAGTTTTAGTATATTGAATAGTATTACCCTCAATTGTCACAGTACCACTATTTTGAGGATTTTCACCAAAGAGATTATTTACCAATTGAGTAGATAGTTGTGCATAAACTCTACTCTCAAAGTTTGTCAAGAATTTTGCTAGAATTGTATTACCTGCGGCAGTGGCGGCATCAATGGCTGCCTGTTTCTTTGCCGCATCTATTGCTTGCTTACGAGTGTATTCTGTATTTTCAATTGTTTGAACATGTGACGAATAACCTACACCACTGAATGTTGGGCTTTTAAATCCAAAATCTAATTCAGTCGCATTTACATTAAGACTTGCCACCATCATTAGTAGTGGAACTATTTTTCTCATCTTTCATTTCCCTAAGCATCAAAACAATGTTAACTTTTTGATTCAATCTAATCAAATCATTATCTAACATTCTAACTCGGTCAATCAAAGCAATCAAAACAGTATTCGCTTCATTCAAAACAGGCTTAATTTCTTTTGTTGCCCATTCCCACACATAAAAAATCAAATATCCCATGCCACCTGCGGCAACGATTGGAAAGCCATACTTATTAATTAAATCTGCTACGTTATCCATTAGTCTCTTCTCGCATCATTTTTACCATCAGCACGAGCAATTCTGTCCACATCTGGTTTAACACCAAGCGCATTTGATACTAATGTGTCAATGCGTATGACATCATGATTCATTGTCTTGACACGATTGTCTAATGCAGTTATAATGCCACTTAATCCTTTTACTGAACTCATTACGCCAGCAAGAATAAATTTAAGTGTTAAGAATACAAAATATCCTGCTGATAAAGCGGCCGCTATTGGAAATCCAACTTCAGCAACTAATTTAAAAAAATCCATGTGATTACCCCATCAGTTTACTAATATATTTATGCTTGACATGAGTTTAAAAATGATATATAATCGAAATTCAATTAAGAAAGGAAGTTTTATGGACATTTTAGCGTTAAAATTGATTACTGGTGAAGATATTTTAGGTGAGATTGAATCACAATCTGAAACTGAATATGTGTTATTGAACCCAGTAGGTATCGCAGTATTGCGTGGTCAAGATGGTAAACCTCAAGTTGGATTTGCACCATTTCCAATTCATGCAGAACAAAAATCTGATTCAACAATCGTTATAAGTAAGAAGCATGTCGTATATTCATATGAACCAGCAGAAGACTTCATCAAAAACTACAATCAAATCTTTGGTACAGGTATCATCACTCCAAATAAAAAAATTGTAACAGGATAATCAATGATATCGCCAATTCAAATAGTTGACCATAGAAAACAGAATAGTCCTTCTATTCTTAAACCATCTGAAAAAAATACATCTATTCCATTAAAGAGTTTTTCTGATTATTTTTTGGAAAATATTGCCGCAGGTGGCATGGGCACACATTATAATCAGTTACAAATAACATCTATATGTGACGCAAGATGTGAATTCTGTTCAAATGATTATAATGAATTTACTACAGGAAGAAATAAATTTCGAGATGTTGGAGAAATTGAAAAAGTTATTTGGGCAACACCATTTGATTATCGAGGACAATTTATTCTAAATGAAAGCCTTCCAGGAAGACTTAGTGAAGGTGAAGCATTAATTCATCCTCAATTATTTGAAATTTTGGATATAATTAGAAGAAGATTTCCATATAATGAGATTCAGTTTACCACAAGTGGCTCACAATTATCTTTTGAATTTATGCAAAAACTACAGGCATATAATCCAATTGATTTCACAATTTCTCTTCCATCGACGGACCGTCAACATTGGAAAGAAATTTATAAATTAAAAGATAAGCATTATGAAAATGCAATAATGGCATTCAATTATTTTCAAACAATGGGATTTAAATATTCTGTTAATATGACTCCTCAACCAGCAAGAGTGGGTTGGGAAGATATTGAAAATACTATAAAATTTTGTTCAGAACATGGAGTAAGAAGTATGATGATATATGCTCCAGGTTATACAAAAACAATGCAAGATAATCTTCTTAAATTGATGCTATGCGACAAACAAGAATTGAGTGATTTTTTACATAAAATGGTATACAAATATCCAAATGTTCGAATCAATTGGCCATTAGATCCAAATGGTATATTAGACATATCTCATAATCAAATTTTGAATCAATTGACACATTTTCACAATAATGGTATAATGAATAGTTATTGGTTCACATCTGGTGGTGCATTTGATAGATTTAAAGAAATGATGTCAAAATTAACCAGAACATTACCACATTATGCTGAAGTCATTAAAGTCGAAAATGTCAACTATGGTGGCAATATTGAAGTTACAGGACTATGGGTAATTAGTGACATTCGAAAAAAAATAGAAGAACTAAATTTAGTGAATCAAATTATTGTACTACCTAGTAATTTTTTAGATAGATATGGATTTGATTTGAATGGTGAAAACATTAATGATTATTTTAAAACAGTAAAGAATAGATTAATATTACTATGATGAATTTCTATACAAACGTTCAATGTTCTGGTAATTATATTCTATTTCGAGGTATCGTAAATGGAAAAAGAATTACTAAACGATATGAATACACTCCAAAACTTTACGAAATTGTAAACAAAGTAACTCAACACACAACACTTAATGGTGATTATTTACATGAGTTTATGTTTGACAATATTCGTGAAGCACGAGAATATATCAAACAGAACGATGGTATTGAAAATAAAAAAATTTATGGTAACACTAAATTTGAGTATTCATTCATTGCAGAGAATCATCCTAATGAAGTCGATTGGGATCAATCACTTATCGTAACAGCCGCAATCGATATTGAGGTTGGATCAGAGAATGGATTTCCTAAACCTGAAGAAGCAAGTGAGCCAGTAACTGCTATCACATTGAAATATATGAATGGTGGTGAAACTTATGTGTTTGGTCTTCGTCCTTACGAGACTAGAGGTAGTGAAATTTATATTCAATGCAAAGATGAATACACATTATTAAGAAAGTTTCTTGATATTTGGACATTGAAATATCCTGACATCATCACTGGTTGGAACATTAGGTTCTTTGACTTCCCATATCTTATTAATCGAATGAAAAAGATTCTTTCAGAAAATGATGTCAAACGGTTATCACCATGGAATTATCTGACTACTCGTAAAGCAGTATTAATGGCAAAAGAACATACTGTATATGATATGTTCGGAATATCGATTCTTGATTATCTTGAATTATATCGTAAATATTCGAGTAGTGGTAGTCAAGAATCGTATAAGTTAGACCATATTGCATTTGTAGAATTAGGTAAAAACAAATTATCATATGACGAATATGATTCTTTGCATGATTTATATGTTCAAAATCATCAAAAGTATATCGAATACAATATTGTTGACGTTGAATTGATTCAAGAATTAGATGATAAGTTAAAACTTATTGAATTATCTTTGACTCTTGCATATGACAGTAAGACTAACTATGATGATGTATTCACACAAGTTCGTATGTGGGATATCATTATTTACAATTTCTTACTAAAAGATAATATTATTATACCTCCATTAGAACGAAAAGAGAAGTCTGAAGCGTTTGAGGGTGCATATGTTAAAGACCCAATTACAGGTAAACACGATTGGGTTGCATCATTTGACTTGAATAGTTTGTATCCACATTTGATTATGCAATACAATATTAGTCCAGAAACATTAGTTGATAGAAATAACTATACAGATGTTATGCGTAAAATTGTTAGTGAAGTTAATGTTGAAAAACTTCTTAATAAACAAATAGATACTAGTCAATTATCAAATGTTACTATAACCCCAAATGGTGAATTCTTCAGAACAGATATTCGTGGATTCTTACCAAAGATTATGGAAACGATGTATGAAGATAGAAAAACATATAAAAAGAAATCTATTCTAGCAAAGCAAGATTTACAAAAAGAATCTGACCCAAGCAAACAATATGAAATTAAAAAGCGAGTTGCTCGATATCACAATCTACAACTTGCAAAAAAAGTATGTTTGAATTCTGCATATGGTGCTCTTGGTAACGAATATTTCAGATTCTTTGATGTCAGACAAGCCTCGGCAATTACCATCGCTGGACAGCTTTCCATTCGTTGGATAGAAGCTAAACTTAATGAGTATATGAACAAACTTTTGAAGACAGAGGAAGATTATGTCATCGCATCCGATACAGACTCGATTTATCTTAAACTTGGGCCGCTTGTTCATAAGATATTCGGTGAAAAGAAAGAAACTCTTAAAGTTATCTCCTTCATGGACAAGGTTTGTGAAACTAAGATTCAACCGTATATCGATGCTAGTTATAAAGAACTTGCTGACTATGTCCATGCTTATAGTCAGAAAATGGAAATGAAGCGTGAAGCACTTGCAGATAAAGGTATTTGGACTGCAAAGAAACGTTACATTTTAAATGTTTACGACAATGAAGGTGTTGTCTATAATGAACCAGACATGAAAATCATGGGTATTGAAGTCGTGAAATCATCAACTCCAGCACCAGTTCGTGAGAACATGAAAAAAGCAATTAAAATCATGATGAATGGTACAGAATCAGATTTACACAATTTCATTAAAGATTTTAAAGAAGAGTTTAATACGTTACAATCAGAAGATATCTCTTTCCCAAGAGGTGTTAATGGTATTGACAAATATGCTGGAACAATTTCATTGTATGTAAAAGGAACACCAATTCACGTTAAAGGTGCTTTGATATATAATAAATTATTGAAAGAAATGAAACTTACTAAAAAGTATCCTGAAATTCAAGATGGTGAAAAGATTAAGTTTGCATATCTAAAGATGCCCAATCCAACTAAAGAAACAGTTATTTCATTTCCAATCAAACTACCTAAAGAGTTTGGATTAGACAAATATATCGATTATGATACTCAATATGAAAAATCATTTATCGACCCAATCAAAGTAATTCTTGATTGTATTGATTGGACTATCGAAGAACGAAGCACATTGGACGCATTTTTCTCATGATATTTTTAACTTTCTTAGCGGCATTCTTGTTATCAGGTATTGCCGCATATTATTCAGTCATTGGTCTCACATCAATATTTGTGGGCGCATTTTGGCCAGTTGTGATGATGGGAACATCATTAGAATTTGCTAAACTTGTGACTGCATCTTGGTTATATCGTAATTGGAAGAGTTCACATCTTCTTTTAAAAACATATCTCACTATTGCTGTGTTACTTTTAATGCTCATTACTTCAATGGGTATTTTTGGTTTCTTAGCAAAATCTCATATTGATTCAACATTAAATGCTGGTGAAAATACTGTTGAATTGAAATCTTTGAATGAGCAAGAGAAGAATGTTAAAGAGAAACTTGATTATCTTCTAGCACGAGCAAAAGATCCATCTACTGCAAGTAATAAATTAGATAAGCAAATTCAAGATACACAGAAACAATTATCACAAATCAATACTCAACGATTACCATTACTTAAAGAAAGTAATAAGCTAACTGCTGATATTGGTCCAATAAAATATGTTGCTGATATGTTATATGGTGATGATGATAATGGAGTAGACAAAGCAGTCAGATTGGTAATAATGATAATTATGCTTGTGTTCGACCCATTGGCTGTGTTATTATTAATAGCAGGCAATATCTCATTGGAGAAAAAAGATGATATCAATGCGGAAGTGGATTATTCTGAGCGGAATCAACAAGATGATGACTATTCAACAGTTCAAAAGAATGAATCGATTAAGACGGATCAAGTTTCGGGGAATGTCAAAGAACAAACAGCGATTAATGTCGAAAAAGAGAATATAGCAACAATGTATGATGAAGAAAGACCATATTCATTTAGTAAGAAAGACATTAAATGATTCAAAAAGTTGATATACTAAACGAAAACAATTATTGTGTTCCTGTATTACAAGAATATGGAAATGATAATATAAAAATTACAAAAAATGATAATGATTGGATGTTATCTATTGATAATGAAGTATGGATGAGTTATAATGAATTGACTCATGTTCAAGCAAGTGAAATATATTCACATTATTATTTTGCAAAAGGACATTGTATATGCACTGGATTAGGATTTGGAGTAAGGGAGAATTGGTTATTAAGAAATCCATTAGTGACTAAAATAACAGTATTAGAAAGAAGTAAGGAACTTATTGAATATCATAAGAATATTAATCCCAAATTATTTGAAAAAATTGAAGTTATAAATTGTAATGCAAATGATTATGTAGGATCATGTAATACATTATTATTGGATCACTACGAAGCAGAA